CGCCCGTGTCGCCCGCGTCCTACACGGTCACCGGCGCCAAGTTCGACTATGCAGCCCGCGAGATCGACGGCACGCTGATCCAGGCGGGCGATCAGCGGGTGTACCTGAGCACGACGGGCGCCGTTCTGCCGCTGCCGGGCGACACGCTCACCATCGGCTCGACCGCGTTCCGCGTGATGCGCGCGGGCGCCATCTCGCCGGCCGGAACCGATCTGCTCTATGACGTGCAGGTGCGCAAGTGAGCTTCGCCGCAGACCTGCAGGCGGTTCTCGACCGTGCCAATGGCAAAGCCGTCGATGTGGTGCGCAAGACTGCCTACGATCTGGACAAGGGCATGGTGGATCGCGCGCCGGTCGGTGTCTATCCGGCCGGTTCCGGCAAGAGCGGCGGCCGGCTGAAGTCCAATTTTCAAGTCGGCATCGGCACCATCAACAAGGCCACCGACGCGGCACCGGGCTCGGACCCACTGCCGGCCGCGGCCGCTGCGCTGGCGACGTGGAAGCCCGGTCAGACCATCTGGCTGACCAATTCCATGCCCTACGCCCGCGTGGCCGAGTTCGGCCTGTACGGCAATCCCCCCGGCTCGGCCAACGGCCCGAAGACCAGCGGCGGCTATTCATCGCAGGCTGTCGGCGGCTTCGTGCGCCTCACGGTGCAGGACTTCGAGCAAGTCTTCCGCAAAGCCGCCAGGTCGCTGAAATGACCATCGCCGCCATTCAGGCCGCGCTTGAGTCGCGGCTCTACGGCATCTCGCCAACCATCAGCACGGCCTGGCAGAACGTCGCGTTCACGCCCGTCGAGGGCACGCCATGGCAGCGCATCACCCTGCTGATCAATGACCCGATCGATCACGCAGTTACCTCCGACGTGACCGAGCAGCGCGGCCTGTTGCAGATCACCCTTCACTACCCCGGCGGCGTCGGCACAGCGACCGCGCTGGCGCGAGCCAATGCCGTCGCCGCCCGCTTTGCGCCCCCGCAGACGCTGACCTCTGGCGGCACCAACGTCGAGATCCTGCGCACCGCGCACATCGCCTCCGGCCTGTCTCTGGACGGCTGGTGGGTGATCCCGATCACCGTCCCGTGGCGGTCGTTCTCCTGATTTCCTGAGCACTCCTCCGCCCGCAAGGGCAACCGCCAACCCGCCATCGAGCGGGTTTTTTCATTTCTGAAAGGGGCCATCATGGCTGCTGTTCCGACCGGTACTCTGTTCTCCGTCGCCACCACCTTCGGGTCGAACATCACGGTGACCGCCGTGACGAACGCCAATCCCGCCGTTTGCACGGCAACCGCGCACGGCCTCTCGAACGGCGACGTGATCGAGGTCACCAGCGGATGGGGGCGCCTGAACAAGCGCGTCTTCGAGGTTGCCAACGTCGCCACCAACACCTTCGAACTCGAAGGCATGGACACCTCGTCCACCTCGTTCTTCCCGGCCGGCACCGGCACCGGCACCGTGCGCGAGGTCACTGCCTGGACGCAGCTCACCAAGGTGATGAATCCGTCCACGCAGGGTGGCGATCCGAAGACTGTGACCTACAAGTTCGTCGAGTCCGATGTCGAGTACTCGATCAACGACGGCTTCACCGCCACCAGCTACACGCTGGAATTCGACGACGACGACACCACCGCCGGCTACACCGCCATGCGCACGCTGACCGATTCGCAGACGAACACGGTCATGAAAATGCTGATGCGCTCGGGCGCCATCGTCTATCTGCCGTGCACTCTGGCGATGAACGACGTGCCGCGCCTGCAGGACGGGCAGATCAACCGGATCTCGGCTCAATTCGCCGGGGTGAACCGGCATACCCGTTATGCGGCGTAACGCAGCGTAACGGTGCGGGCGCCGGGCAACTGGCGCCCTTTCTTTCGCCCGCGGGTAGCTCCCGAGCACGGGTCTTTTTCCAAATCCAACGAGATCACAAATGGCCAAACTGAGCTTTACCACCTCGCCCACGTTCACCCTGCGCGTTGCCATCCCCGTGCCCGGCAAGAAAGCCGTGGATGTCGAATTCACCTTCAAGGGCCGCAACCGCGAGGAATTCCGCGAGTACCTCGACGCATCGTCGAGCAAAGAGGATGTCGACGCGCTGATGGATACCGTCACCGGCTGGGAGCTGGAAAACGAGTTCTCGCGCGAAGAGATCGAGCGCATGACCCTGTTCTATCCCGCAGCGGCGCGCGCCATCATCCAGCGCTACATCACCGAGATCAGCGGCGTTCGACTGGGAAACTGAAGGCCGCAGCCGCGGCGATCTATACCCCGATGCCCACGGCCGACGAAATGGCCGCGGCCGGGTTTGCGCCCGAGGACTTCGATCAGGACGTGATCGAGATCTGGCCCGAGCACTGGGACATCGTGCGTTTCTTCATGCGCCTGCCGACTCAGTGGCGCTACGGCATGAGCGGGCGCACCGGCCTGGACTACACGGCCGTGATGTCGCTGCTGTCTGCGATGCGCCTGCCGCAAGACAAGGCTGACGAGATCCTCGAGGGCGTCCAGGTCATGGAAATGGCCGCTCTTGAAGCGATGAACCGCAAATGAACCCCACCCACACGGAGCACACCAGTGGCCGATGAGATCGTCAGCGTAGGCATCAAGATCGAGACGACGGGCGCTGACAAGGCGGCCGCGAGTCTCGATAAGGTGGTCTCTGCTGGTGGCAAGGTCGATGCGGCCGCCGACAAGATCACGGCTGGCGCTGGCAAGGCCAGCAAGTCGCTGGAGACTCTGGGGGCGACCGCCGCGACCGTGGCGCCGCAACTGGACAAGGCCGGCTCGTCGGGCGGAAAGCTCGGCGACCTGTTCAAGCAGGCGACCGACGGCGCGGGCGCGTTCAGTGGCTCGCTCGGACTGGTCAAGGCTGGCCTGGTGGGGGCCGTCACCGCACTGTCTGTGCAATCGGTGGTCGAGCTGGGGAAGTCGTTCCTGCGAACCGCAGACGCCATTACCAACCTGAATTCTCAACTGAAACTGGCGACGGGCAGCGCGGCCGCCGCCAAGGACGCATACGAGGGCCTGTTCTCTGTTGCCCAGCGGTCGCGCGTCGGCTTCGTCGAACTGGGCAACACCTATGCGCAGATCGCACGGGCCACGGATGGCCTGGGCCTGAGCGCGTCGAGTTCGCTGCGCATCGTCGAGACGCTGGGCAAGGCGATCACGATTTCTGGCGTGTCTGCCGGCTCGGCCAGTGCGGCGATGATCCAGCTTTCGCAGGGCCTGTCATCTGGCACGTTGCGCGGCGAGGAACTGAATTCGATCCTTGAGCAGACCCCGCGCGTTGCTCGGGCGATCGCCGACGGTCTCGGGGTCAGTATCGGCCAACTGCGCACCATGGGCTCGGAAGGGAAGCTGACTGCTGAGGCCGTGTCGGGTGCTCTGCTCAAGGCGTCGGCGACCATCGACAAGGAATTCGGCTCGGTCGCGACGACCGTCAGCCAGGCCATGACCGTGATGGGCAACGCGACGACCAAGGCGGTCGGCGACTTCGATTCCATCGTCGGTGTCAGTTCGGCAGTGGCGACCGGCATCCTGTCAATCGTCGATGCGGCCGGCCGGTTGAAGGACATGTTCTCGGGCAGCTGGACCGGCCAGGCCGTGGCGGCACTGGCGGCGATGCGCCAGAAGATCACAGACAACCGCGACAACCCGACCCTGGACATGCTGCGCGTTCAACTGGACAACGCGTCCAGGCAGGCGACCGGCGACGCCGGCAGCGGGTTTGGTGGCGAGCAGCGCAAGGCATCGGCACAGCGCGAGGTCGCGCGCCTTCAAGAGCGCATCCGCAAGCTGGAGACCGAAGAGTGGGACAAGGCCGCCCAGCTGATCAGCGAAGACGCCGACCGAATGGTCTTGCAATACGGCAAGGTGATCGCCGCCGGCAACAAGTTCATCGAGGACAAGGATAACCAGACCAAGGCGCAGCAAAAGGAATCCGCGTTCGCGAAGCTGCGCGCGGATTTCGCGACGGCCACCAAGGATCTGAAGGAGGGAAGTGCTGAATACCTGCGCGTCTATGCAGCATTCCTGACCGGCAAGGACAACATCGCCAAGAAGTTCGACGACAAGGAAAAGGTCGACCGGTCGGGCGCGAGCAAGGCCAAGTCGGACGCCGAGGCCTACGCCTCCGTCATCGCCCAGTCCGAAAAGCGCAACGCGCTCCTGGCCGCCGAGGTCGAGGCCCGCCGGCCGCTGACTGCGCTGGAAAAGCTGTCGATCGAGCTGAAAGAAAAGGAAGAAGAACTTTCACGCAAGAACGGCACGTCACGACTGGCTGAGGTTCGGGCGCTCAACGAAGAGGCAAAGAGCCTGGTCGCCGCCATCGAGTTGCGCAAAGGGTTTGCCGAAGCGAAGGCGTCGGAATTGGCCGCGGCGGTCGCTGTCGATGCTGCGCGCAAGTCCACGGTCGATTCGTTGCTCGGCGAGGCCGAGGCAGTCGAGGCCCAGGTCAAAGCGCTGAAGCAGGAGACCGAAGCGATCGGGCTTACCGGCGTGGCGCTGGCGCTGCTGACCAATAAGCGCGTCGATGACCAGATCCAGGCGCTCAAGAACAAGGCGACCGTGGCCGACTCCGGCGACGAAGTCGAGGCGATCAAGCGGCAGATTCGCGCGCTTGAGGCGCTGAAGGAAGCCAGGATTGGCAACGCGCAAGCAAACGTCGCGGCCGATTTCGCCAAGGAAAGCGCGGACGCAGCGAAGAAGTCAGCCGAAGAGTGGCAGAAAGCCTATGACCAAATCGGCCAGGGGCTTACGGACTCACTGTTCCGGGCGGCCGAGTCTGGGAAGTCGTTTTTCCAGACCCTGCGCGACTCGATCAAGGGCATGTTCAACAACCTGGTCTTGAAGCCGATCATCCAGGCCAGCGTCGGCTCGCTGACGAACGCCATCGGGCTTACCGGGTCGGCAAGCGGGGCCGCTGGCGGGGCGCAGTCGGCGCTTGGTTCGCTGGTGTCTCTCGGTAGCGCGGCGAACAACCTGGGCTCTCTGTACACCGCCATCTTCGGCAGCGGGGCGACGTTGGCGAGCGTGGGCGGCGGGATCACCGCGGCCGGCGGGATCACCGCAGGGACAATCGGCGCGGCGCAGGCCGGCGGGCTCGCGTTCGGAACAGGCGCTGGCGCGGCGCTGGGCGGCGGCACGGCATTGACCGGCGCGGGGGCGGTGGTAGCCGGCGGCGGAACGGCGGCAGCGGGCGCCGTTGGCGGCCTGTATACCGCGCTGGCCGCCATCCCGGTATGGGGCTGGGTGGCCATGGCAGCGGTCGCCGTGGCGGCCATCTTCACCGGGGACCGTGGCGGCCCGAAGGGCGGCGGCTCGTTCTCGACGACCGGCGAGCGACTGTTCACCCCTGACACTGCCGACGCGATGGTCACCAAGATTGGCGACGGTCTGACCAGCTCGATCACCGGCATCCTGCGCGACTTCGGCGCCACCGCGACCGGCCTGCAATACGGCATCGGCTTCGATACCGACCCGCAGGGCAAGGCCGACAACCGGATCGCGAGCTTCTTGCGCGACGCGAGCGGCAGGTCGATCTTCGACAACACCGGCGGGCGCGACATCGGGCGCGACGAAGCGAACATCTCGAAAGAGATGCAGATCGAGACCAAGCGCCTGATGCTGGCCGCGCTGCAAGCTGTCGGCCCGACGCTCGAAAACGGGTTCGGCGAGATCTTCGCCCGCCTGGACCCGGCCACTGCGGCGCCCGAGGCGATCGACAACCTGTTCACGCTGGCGGGCCAACTGAAAGCCCTTGGCGACGCAGCCGAGCGCCTGCCGGGCGTCATGGGCACGATTGCCGACCTGTCGGCGGTCGCCCGCGAGGGCCTGGTCAATCTGGCCGGCGGTCTGGACAGCCTGACCAGCAACCTGCAGTCGTACTTTCAGAATTTCTTCACGCCGGCCGAGCAGATCGAAACGGCCCAGCGCAACCTGACCGCCGGGTTCGACAAGATCGGCCTGTCGTTTGCGGCGCTGACCGCCGACACGGACGGTCCGCGCCAGGCGTTCCGCGACATCGTCGAGGCGCTGGATCTCACCACCGAATCGGGCCGCCAGTCGTTCGCGGCGCTGATGGCGATCAACCCCGAGCTGGTCCAGTGGCTGAACACCATGGACGCGATCACCGAGGCCACGCGCCAGGTCAATGACTCGATCGACAAGGCGCTGTTGTCGGACGCGGAATATCTGAACCAAGCGATGGGCCGGCTGGGGTTCTCGATTCCTCGCACCGCCGCGGAATTCGATGGCCTGATCCGCGCGCAGGACACGACAACCGAATCGG